ATTGCTATTACTGTTAATAGTAACTCCACTGGTGGTGCAGATACTGAAAGTATTACCTCTATTAAGTTTAATGCACCCCGGGTAAATGCATCTAAGAATAGAGCAGTAACTGCAACCGATTACGAAGCTCTAATACTTGCAAATTACGCAGGAGCAGAATCGGTATCTGTATGGGGTGGGGAAGATAACGACCCCCCTTACTACGGTAAAGTATTAATTTCTTTGAAGCCATACTCTGGCTTTACTATATCTGACGCTACAAAGAATTCTATTAAAAACAATATTTTAAAATCTAAACAAGGTATTACTATAATTCCTGAATTTGTAGACCCTACTTTTTTCTTTGTTAATCTAACTGCAGATATTGTTTATAATTCTTCTATTACCACATTATCATCTGATCAAATTAAGACACAAGTTAATACCGCAATAACAGATTACTTTTCTACTAACCTTCAAAAATTTAATAAAGAGTTTATTTACTCTGCATTAACAAGTGCAATTTTAGCTAAGAACTCTTCTATAACTAGCGCGTTAGTCAGCCTTAAATTACAAAGACGAATTATACCTACATTAAATACAACAAATTTATTTACTGGGGATACATCTATTAAGTATAGAAATCCTTTAAAACCTGGTACTATTCTTTCTAGTTATTTCTTTACATCTGTAGGTGGAGTTTCTACACTTGTTAAAATAACAGACTTACCTAATGACACTCCTCCGAATGATTCTGGTTCAGGGGTACTAAGATTAGTTAATGTGGTTAACAGTTCAATAGTTGCAACTAACGTTGGTACAGTCGATTACGGAACTGGTGTAATTAGTATATCAGGTATTACTCCTACTGGTATTCCTGCAGGGGTTACGGATATTAGAATTACCGGTACCGTTCAAGAAGCTAGTTACAATTTAACTGTTTCAAGAAGCGAAATATTAGTACAAGATGATACTACCATTAATAAGATCGGTGGTTTGCTAGCTGGTACCACAATCAATGTGACAACATCGGTATAATATGGCAACTACTAGAATTAGTGAAAAAGTATCAGAGCTAGTAAACAGTCAGCTACCTGAGTTTATCAGGTCTGACTATACAACCTTTGTTGCGTTTTTAGAATACTATTATAAGTTTCTTGAGCAAGATCAGGGTGCCTTAGAGCTTGTTCAAAATGCAAAACAATACAGTGACATCGATCAAACTACAGACTCGTTTGTTAATTACTTTTTAACCAACTATGCTAAAGACCTACCCGTAAGCCTGTTGGTTGATAAGCCACTTTTAATTAAAAAAATTAAAGGGCTGTATGCTGCAAAAGGTAGTACCTTATCTATAGAGACACTGTTTAAAGTTTTATATGATACGGTTGCTCAAACTAACCACCCTTATGAATTTGTATTAAGACCATCTGATGGTCAATGGAGTCTTAGAAATTCTATTCGGGTTCTTCTTACCTTTGGAAGTGCGGCAGATATAAAAGATAGGTTTTTAACATTTACTAAAAACAATATTAATTATACTGCTGAAATTGTTAGAGTTAAAAGTCTTAGTGGTAATTTATACGAGATATTCTATCAAAGTGCTTTCCCAGTACCGTTTGAAGTTAATGAAGAAGTTACTGTAACTGGTACATCTGGAACTTTGTTTATTGGTACTATTAAACCAACTACAACGAATGTAGAAATTGTTTCCGGTGGCTCTGGCTTTAGAGTCGGTCAAATCTTTAACGTAACGGTTGGTAGCGGTGTAGATACATTAGTTAGAATTGCAAGAGTTAGTTCAACTGGTTCTATTCAAATATTAAAATTTTTAAATTATGGTTATAATTTTACCGAAGATCTCAGTATTATATTATCTAACGCTTTAGGTGTTACTAAAAGAGTTAAATATTTTCAAACCAGAGGCGGTGGTTTCTCTGAAGCCTTTAACGCGACAAGATTACATTCTATAACCGATAGTGATAGATATTTCTCAGAAGACTATGTTACCCCGCTTGACTATACAGGTACTACTTTAGTTTCAAGTACTTCAACTTCACAACTACTAACGTCTGTTACTACAGCAGGGGTTGAGAACCCTAATGATGCTAGCTTTAACTTTACATTAGGTGCCGTAGCAAGGTATCCTGGAGAATATGTATCAACACAAGGCTTCGTATCTGAACCGGACGTACGGGTTCAAGATAGTAAGCTGTACCAACCTTTTGCATATCAAATCTCTTCTGAATTAGATATTAGTACATTCTATAATATTGTTAAAAAATTAGTTCACCAAGCTGGTACTAATTTGTTTGTTAATAGGGTATTATCTGCAACCGCTAATTTATCAGCTAACATTAGTGTAGTAAGCAGGCAAAATGTTTACGCAGATCTTTTTGATACATTCTCTACCTTGGAGACTGTTAATAAATTACTGTTAAAGACCGTAGATGCTGATAATGAAAAAGTTATTGCCTCAGAAAATAATACTTATTTGTTAACAAAACCACTAACTGATGAAACTACTATTTCAGATGTAATTACAATTAGTGTTATTAAAACTTTGACGGACGACGCTTTACCGGAAGACAATACTAGCTTTCTTCTTAGCAGGTTAGATTCAGATGGTGTCGTAGCGAGTGATATTAATCTAGGTGGCGGTACACAAGACTACACCGATGCATTAGGTGCTTTAGGGTATTTCTTAGAATCATATACCGAAAACTCAGCAACAACAGAAACTACGGCGATTTCGTTTAGTTAAGATACTAGACAGCTTGTATAAATATAACATAGAACTTCTTAGAGGAATAAAACATGTTCACAGAATCCATAAATGTCAAAGGTAACTTAGAAGTTATTCTTTTAGACGAGACCGGTAAACAAAAAGACTATAGAAAAGTTAATAACTTAGTTGTCGCAGTTGGCAAAGATACCATTGCATCAAGAATGGTAGGCAACACTACAGCAATTATGAGTCATATGGCTGTAGGTACTTCTAATACAGCCGCTACAACTTCTCAAACTGCACTAGGTACTGAGATTGGTAGAGTTGCTCTCGACTCTACTTCAAGATCAACTAACACTATTACTTACGTAGCTACTTTCCCAGCAGGTACAGGTACTGGTGCTTTGACTGAAGCTGGTATTTTAAATGCTTCTTCTTCTGGTAACTTATTGTGCAGAACAGTATTTGGTGTTGTAACCAAGGCTGCTGGTGATACTGTGGTTATTACTTGGAACGTTACTGTAGCATAATATGTCTTTTCTCTTAAAAGATACTATTCACCGTTCGTTGGTGGATAGTGTTTATAATGAATTCTTATCGCGAAGAGCGAACTATTACTATTTTATTGGTAATATAATTGAGTGGGCCAGTCCACAGACCCCGGAAACCCCCGAAGTTACGCAGGACTATGAATACAAGACGCGTAATGGTATTCTTAGTGTTAAGAAGATTAATTTAAGAGACGTTTCCTATGTAGTTTCGAGAAAAAACTGGACTACAGGTACAGTATATGATCAATTTGATGGTAATTACAGCAGTACTTTTACAGCCTATTCTGGCGCTACAAGTATTAAGACAGCTAACTTCTATGTATTGACAAGCTCGTTTGGTGTATATAAATGTATATTTAATAATAACAACGCTGTATCAACAGTTGAGCCCTCGGGCCAAGACATCACTACAATCACTACAGCTGACGGTTATGTTTGGAAGTATCTTTATACCATCCCTCTTTCTTCACAAAATCGATTCTTAACATCAGATTTTATGCCAGTGCAAAGAGCGGTAACAAATGCATACTATTCAGAAGGTGAAGTAAGTAGCATTACAATTAATAATGCCGGTTCAGGTTATACTGGTAATGATGATGTTACCCTAACTGTAACTGGTGAGTTCTTAGGTAAAACTGGCAACTCAATCGCAAATTTAACTCCGGTGTTTAATACATCCGGGGAATTTATTGATGTAAAGATTAGAGATGTAGGAGCAAATTATAAGACCGCAACTATTACCATTAATGATGGTGGTGGTACAGGGACAAGTCTTCTTAACAGTATCAGCAATGTAAGAATATTCAGCGCCGGTACAGGTTATAGTGCAGCTGCTATTGCTAATACTACAGCAACTATAACTACATCAGGTCTCATACAGCCTTCATCGAATGCTTTTGCTAATTTAATATTCAGTAGCAATGCACTGGTAGATGTTGTGTTGACTAATAAAGGTACAGGTTACATAACCGGTGCCCGAGCAAATACTACAATTTCTATCAGTACAACTGGTAACAGTCAGCCTACTTCTAATGCAACTGCTAACTTGTTCTTTGCAACCTCTGCTATTCTGACCCCGGTGTTACGTAACGGTACTATCCATTCTGTTTTAATTGAAGACGAAGGTACGAAATACAGTTCTAACGTTCAAACAACTATTTCAGCAATTGGTGATGGTACAGGCTTTGTTGCTACACCCTTTGTTAATACTGCCGGTCAAATTGAAGATGTTATAATTGAAAACCGCGGAAATGGTTATTCCTATTTAAACTTGACTGTTGCAAGTGCAACAGGTACAGGTGCTAATCTATTCGCCAATCTATCTGTAGACGATATTGATACCTTACAGACTGTGGTAGAGCTTTCTGCGGTGGATGGTGGTATTCATGCATTGAGAGTTGGTAATGTGGGTAACGGTTATTCATACGCTAACGTCACCGTATCTGGAGACGGTATTAGCTTCACCGGCAATGCAGTTATAGTTAATAATACTATCAGTTACATCTCTGTACTGACTCCGGGTTCGGGTTACACGTATGCAAATGTAACCATAACAGGGGACGGGGCTAATGCTAATGCATCAGCTATTATTTCCCCATACAGAGGACATGGTAGTGATCCAGTCAGTGAACTGTTTGCGGATACTTTGATGTTTACCTCTACCATAAATAATGAAAAGAACCTAGGTGTTGATGTAAAGAATGATTACAGACAGTTTGGTATTATTAAAGATTTAAAACAATATGGTAATGAGCGAGCATTTGCCAATGTTATTGGAAGTGCATGTTATTTAGTTACACTTGATACAATTGTAGGGCTCGAACGAGATACTGTTTTGGCACATGAAGCTGGTGGTTCAAAACGATATTTTGAAGTCGTTGAAATAGTACCTTCTAGCAATCAGATACTAGTTCAGAACAAAAACAATCACGACGTAAGTACAGGTGATGTATTGACAGATGAAACTTCAGATTTAGACTATGCCATTACAGATCTGACAATTTCCCCCACGATAAATAAATTTAGCGGTGACTTGCTGTACATTGATAATAGAACATCAGTTAGCTACAGCGAACAACAGTTAGTTACACTAAGAACAGTAATCAAATTATAACAGGTAAGAGATGGCGATTAATTTTAACACCGATCCGTACTACGATGACTACAATGAGAGTAAGGGCTTTCACCGTATTCTTTTTAAACCTGGTGTG